AGTGGCTCATCAACCTCAACCGGTTCGTTTGGTATGGTTTTTGCTGGTATACCAAGTGCAGGTTTACAATTAGGTTCTACAACTAATGGTCATGCTTTAATACAATCCAGAACCATTGGTGATTACATACAATACAATGCTAACGGTGGTCATTTTTTCACTACCAATGGTTTAAATTACAATTACATAAATTCTGATAATATTTTTTATAACGCTTCTAGTATTATACAAACTTCAGCAAATGGAGTCATAAGTGGTTCATCAACCTCAACGGGTTCGTTTGGTCATTTAGAAATTGGTGGTTCACCAGGTGCTTTTGGTAAAAGATTTGAAGTACATGGGAATGGTAGTATTACATCCGCTGCAACAGGTGACCAAGAAATAAAATTTGGTTCAAACAGACCTGATAATTTAACAATGACAATGAATAGTGGAGGCGATACCACACTTACTATGACAGAAACAGAGAAGGGTATACTA